CCTGGAAGAAAATATGAGCAACGGAACAAAAGTAGTCAAGAGAAATGGTCTAATTGAATCTCTTGACCTAGATAAGATGCACTTGATGGTTGAAGAGGCATGTAAGGGTCTTGCAGGTGTCTCTGCGAGTCAAGTTGAAATGACCTCTGGTATTCAATTTTATAGTGGAATATCCACTCAAGAAATACAAGAAATCCTTATTCGTAGTGCAAGTGACCTTATTGATCTAGACCATCCCAATTATCAATTTGTTGCTGCTCGTCTTCTATTATTTTCTGTTCGTAAGCAACTTTATGGGAAGATGAAAGAACTTCCTAATCTTGAGCAACACATTTATCAGTGTGTTAATCATGAAGTATATGATAGGGATATTTTTATCAAATATTCAAAAGAAGAAATTGAACGTGCTGATTCTTATATTGATCATGACCGAGACTATCTGTTCACTTATGCAGGTCTACGTCAAGTAGTTGATAAATATTTGGTTCAAGATCGTAGTGGTGGTGGAGTATATGAAACGCCACAATTCATGTATATGATGATTGCTCTGACTATCTTTGCAGAGTATTCAAAAGAAATTAGAATGTCATACGTCAAGAGGTATTATGACGCAATCTCCAAACACAAAATCAACATTCCTACACCAATCATGGCAGGTGTTAGAACCCCACTTCGTCAATTTGCATCTTGTGTTCTTGTTGATGTTGACGACACCCTTGACAGCATCTTCAGTAGTGATATGGCAATTGGTAGGTATGTTTCTCAAAGAGCAGGAATTGGTATCAACGCAGGTCGCATCAGGGGCATCAACTCTAAAATCAGAGGTGGAGAAGTTCAGCACACTGGTGTTGTTCCTTTCCTTAAAAAGTTTGAATCAACTGTACGATGCTGCACCCAAAATGGAATCCGTGGTGGATCAGCTACAGTCCATTTTCCAATCTGGCACCAAGAAATAGAAGACATTCTGGTTCTTAAAAACAATAAAGGAACTGAGGATAATCGTGTTCGCAAACTTGATTACTCAATTCAACTCAGCAAAATCTTTTATGAAAGGTTTATTCAAGATGGTGAGATTACTTTGTTCTCTCCGCATGATGTTCCTGGACTTTATGATGCTTTTGGAACTGATACTTTTGACCAATTGTATTTACGTTATGAGGAAGATAAGTATACTCCCAAAAAAACTATTAAAGCACAGGACCTTATTCTAACTCTTCTCAAAGAACGTGCTGAAACGGGTCGCATCTATATTATGAATATTGACCATTGTAACTCTCATAGTTCTTATAAGGACCAGATTACGATGTCAAACCTTTGTCAAGAAATTACAGAACCCACGACACCAATTCAACATATTGATGATGATGGTCCTCAAGAGATTGCGACTTGTATTCTATCAGCAATCAACGTTGGTAAGGTTAAATCTGATGAAGAACTTGAGGAACTTTGCAATCTTTCTATTCGTTCTTTAGAAGAACTTATTGACTATCAAAACTATCCTGTGAAGGCAGCAGAGAACTTTACCAAACGTCGTAGATCTCTTGGAATCGGTTATATTGGTCTTGCCCACTACCTTGCTAAACTAGGGTTCAACTACGACTCACAGGGGGCATGGGACGCCGTTCACGGTCTTTCTGAGTCCTTCCAGTATTACCTTCTAAAAGCATCAAATCAGATTGCGAAAGAGAAAGGTCACTGTGAATACTTTGGTCGTACTAAGTATGCTGATGGTATTCTTCCTATTGATACATATAAAAAGGATGTCGATCAAGTTTCATCTGTAGGTCTTCAACATGATTGGGAAAGTCTTAGAGCATCTATCCTGGAACACGGTCTCAGGCACTCAACATTGTCCGCACAGATGCCTTCGGAGAGCAGTTCCGTTGTGTCAAATGCAACCAATGGAATTGAACCACCTCGTGGATACTTGTCCATTAAGAAGTCGAAGAAGGGACCTCTTAAGCAGATTGTACCTCAGTATCAATCACTTAAGAACAATTATACGCTTCTTTGGGATATGCCTAGCAATCGGGGTTATATTAATGTTGTTGCTGTTATGCAAAAGTTCTTTGATCAAGCAATTTCTGGAAACTGGTCGTATAACCCAGAAAATTATGCCGATAATGAAGTTCCTGTTAGCGTAATGGCCCAAGATATGCTTACTTGTTTTAAGTTGGGGCATAAAACAGCATACTATCAAAACACTTATGATGTTAAGACCGATGAGGTAATTGAAGAACCAAAACCAGAACTTCAATCTCTCCTAAATGATATTATGAGTTCTGATGAAGAATCGTGTGAAAGTTGCACTATTTAAGTTTCATAACAATTAAAAACCTTAAATATGTTAGGGTGAATTGAGTTTAAAGTAATCAAAGAGAAAGTATGCAGTACAATTTTATGTCACCCGAAGAACAAAAAATTAAAGGAATGACCGTTTTTAATACTGAAGAAGTGAATACTAAGAAGCAACCAATGTTTTTTGGTGCCCCTCTTGGAGTTCAAAGATATGACTCATATAAGTATCCTGTTTTTGATAAACTAACTCAACAGCAATTAAGTTATTTTTGGAGACCTGAAGAAATCTCACTTCAAAAAGATCGTGGAGACTATCAAACTCTCCGTTCAGAACAGAAGCATATTTTTACTTCTAATTTGAAGTATCAGATTATGCTCGATTCTATTCAGGGTCGTGGTCCTGGTATGGCATTTTTACCATATTGTTCTCTTCCTGAACTGGAAGCGTGTATGACTGTGTGGGAATTTATGGAGATGATCCATAGTCGTTCGTATACTTATATTATCAAAAATATCTATTCGGATCCTTGCGAAATCTTTGATACTATTATTCATGATGATCGTATTCTAGAACGTGCAGCAAGCATTACTGAGTCTTATGATGACTTTATTCAATCAGCACAAAGTTATGGTACTTCTGAATCATGGAAGCACAGACTTGAAGGAGTCACTTACGCAAAGGAGAATCTCAACGATGTTAAAAGAAAACTCTACAGAGCAGTCGCAAACGTTAATATTCTTGAAGGTATTCGCTTCTACGTTAGTTTTGCTTGCAGTTTCGCCTTTGGCGAACTTAAGCTTATGGAAGGATCAGCTAAGATCATCTCTCTTATCGCAAGAGACGAATCACAACATTTAGCACTTACTCAAAACATTCTAAACAAATGGAAGGAAGGTGATGATCCTGAAATGCAACAGATCGCAAAAGAAGAAGAAGAGTGGGTTTATAAGATGTTTGATCGTGCAGTAAACGAAGAAAAGAAGTGGGCAGATTATTTGTTTAAAGATGGGTCTATGATTGGTCTTAATGATAAACTTCTTCAGAGATATGTTGAGTGGATTGCAAATCGTCGTATGAAAGCAATTGGTCTCAAACCAGTTTATGATATTCCTGCGAACAATAATCCACTTCCTTGGACTCAACATTGGTTGAATTCAAAAGGTCTTCAGGTGGCACCTCAGGAAGTGGAAGTTGAAGCCTATTTGATTGGTGGCATTAAACAGGATGTTAAAACTGATACATTTAGTGGATTTAAACTTTAATAATAAAAATATTCAGTAGAAATAAATCCTACTCATAAATACCTTCACAAAGAGTATTTAAATGAGTTGTAGTTATACTAATCCTTGGTATTATGATGAGAATCCTTTCGAGTCTGATAATATTGAGGATTATTTTGGATTTGTTTATCTTATTTTTAATAAAATCAATCACAGAAAATACGTAGGTAGAAAATACTTCTGGCAGTTCAGAACTCCAAGAGGTAAAAAAAGAAAAGTAAAATCAGAATCAGATTGGAAAAACTATTATGGGTCTTGTCCGGAACTTAAAGAAGACATTGATAAATTGGGCAGAGAAAATTTTAGTCGAACTATCTTATCATTACATAAAACAAAGGGCAAAACAAACTATGAAGAGACCCGACAACTCTTCATTAACAACGTCCTCACAGAATCACTTGACAACGGAGATCCCTTGTTCTACAATTCCAACGTATTGTCCCGATATTTCAGAAAAGATTACTATGAATACAACAACTGAAGATATTGTTGCTCACGTAAGGGACTGGTCTCTGGAAAGAGTAGCAGATAAAAGTATTTCTAGAGAGGATGCTCGTGCTGTTCTTGCAGAATTTTATGAATGGATTGAACCAGAAGATGATGAACTAGAAATTGTTTCTCTTGACTCACAGGATTGACAAAACCTAAATAATCTTATATAATGCAAAGGAACCCACTCAAAAGGTGGGTTTTGTCGTAATGAGTCTGTGACGTGACACTTAGAGCCGTGGAAGATGCCCTTCGAGAGTTGGGTATACCCCTCTTCTATACGGATGCCGAATTCTATTAAAATTAATGCAACAATTTTTTACTGTAGCCTTTCCCCTTTTGGCGATGGTTACAACCAGCACGGCAACACTGCCCCACGTGTTTCCTCCTCCACCTGTGAGTGGTCCGCCACCATTCTCTATTATTCAAGAGGAACCTACACCAAAGACAGCGACCAGAGAGGTTGCTCCAGTTAAACCAAAAGAAAAAAGACTAATTTGTAAAGGATGTAATACTAATGAAACGAAGACTGTAGAATTCTTACAGAAACGTGGAATTACTGACAAAAATGCCATAGCAACCATTATGGGCAATATTCGACAAGAGTCTACCTTCACTCCTAATGTATGTGAGGGTGGTGCTAGAGTGTCTTATAGTGCTTGTAGGAGTGGTGGTTATGGATTGATTCAATGGACCGATGCTACAAGGTATAATGGACTAGGAAGACATGCTGTCCGTATTGGTGCAAATCCTTCCTCACTTGATGCACAA